AATGAGAAGGAGGCGAAAAATGGCAAAGCGTTCAATAGCGAATGTCCTTGGTTGTTTGACAATTATCGCACTGACTAGTGCTTGTGGTAGTTTACCAAAACAGATTTTTGTATCTTCTGAACCGATTGAAAAACCAAAGCTAATACTTCCACAAGCAGATGAACTTGATCTTCGTGATGTTGAGTGGGTCATTCTGGTCAAAGACAATTGGGAAGAACAATGGGCAAAACTTCAAAACAGTGGAGATGCGTTAGCCTTTTTCTCAGTAAGCGATAAGGGTTATGAGAGTCTGGGGTTGAATTACTCTGACCTAAGAGCATTTATAGAGCAACAAGATGCAATCATAGCCGCTTATAGAGGATACTATCTCGAAGCAGAAAAAGAGTTTAATGAAGCGAATGGTATCGAAGATGAGTAAACGATACGCAGTAGCAACGACAATACAAACATTTAAGCATAGATATGTTATATCTGAAGAGCAACTTCAAGGCTTTAACGAAGATGCGCCAGTTCAGTTAGACTGGTTAGAAGATAGCATTGCTTGTGAAGATTTGTATGAGTTTTCTCAAAAGCACATCAATGAGTCGATACTCGAAACTGAGTGGATGTCAGAAGAAGATGTCTTGGCTTTGTTTCCAAAAGAATTAGAGTACCTTGATGACTTGTCTGTAGAAGAGAAATTGCATTTTATAAATCATAATGTGATTGACAAAGAGGAGTAAACCTGTTATCATGGTTACAATATTTGGAATTAGTACTTGTCTGTACTGTTTGAAGTGCAAGCAACTATGTCAAGCATTAGAGATCGAACATAATTATCTTGACTTATCTGAGTCAGATGTTTCTGAAATGTTTAGAGGTATATTCCCAGAAGAGGGGCAAATACCACAAGTTTTATGGGAGGGTGAACACATTGGTGGATACCCTGAATTGAAAAGTAAGATCGATGATTATATAAATGAGGTAAAGTGATATGAATAAAAGTGATGTGATGGAAAAACTAAAGTCTGATGTTATAAATATTATATTCACTAAAGTGGATGGTTCAATTAGAAGTATGAAAGCCACTTTAAGTCAGAATATAGTACCCGGTGAAGCAACAGCCCGAGCAACTAATCGTAGTATGAATACTGCACAAGCAGTTTGGGATACTGAAGCAAGTGGGTGGAGATCATTCAAGTGGGATAGCATCAAAGAAGTAAATGGTGTTGTCACCCCGAATGGAGTATCAATCAAAGGATAAGTGTATGAAAAGCACAGATTTAATAGATAAACTTCAAACTCAATCTGTCATGATTAAGTTCACAAAACTTAATGGTGAGGCAAGGGTTATGAAGGCAACTTTAAAGTTAGACATAACTGAAGTGATTCCCTCGAAGACCAGAACCAGAGACCCGAATAGTGAGTTTAGTCAATCAAATAGATATCCAGAAAAAAACTTCACAGTTTGGGATATAGAGAGTGAGGGGTGGAGAACTGTTAGGTGGAAGAGTATTACTGAAGTAGATGGTGCTAAAATTCATAATGGAATAGAATACGTCAGTTGACTTTTTTATAATTATGTGTTATAATGTGTTTTTATTTTATGGAGTGAGAAATGGCTAAGACTAAAAAGAGAGCAATACCTCGTAGAGGCAATGCCGCCAAGTTGGCTGAAGAGGCTAACATTGGTCGAGAGACTATTGATTGGAGTTCAGTCAAGCCGGAAGACTATACCAAAAAGATTCACGAAACTCTAAGACACTACGGCTACTTCTACGAGAAGAAGTCATATGTTTCTTGGGCGCAAGAGTGGGTCAAGACCAACCTTCCCAACGATTTAAAAACATTTAAAGCAAGTGAAGATTGGAGAGTCTCTGCCACATTAGCGGGTCTAATGAAGATGCAAATGATGGGCGCAGAACTCGAACAATCTGCTATTGACTTCATTCGAGACAATATAGAAGAGATATTGAGTCATGGAAGACGCAATATCGAACTCAAGACCGAAGAAGTGGAAGAAGATACTACTGTTGAGGTCAAAAGAAAGAACCCTGCTGAGTTACTTAAAGAGAAAACGAATATCATTATTGGTGACATCGAAGGTTTTATTGATGATCACCTTGATGGTGTTCTTGACGCTAAGTTTTCTTTATATACTCACCTCAAGGCTATCAATGCCGCAACTCAATCTGCTCGTGATATAGTATCACACTACAAAGAAGTTGAGCAAGAGTTAAAAGAGTTAGTTGAAGACAAAGTAGATTATCTTGTCGAAGGCTACAATCATCTATCTGCCTCTGAGCAGAAGAAACTTTACAAATTGATTAGTTCGTTTGTGTCTGATGGTGAGAAGTATGTGTTGAGCAAGAAAGCGACACGCAAACCTCGTGTTAAGAAAGCGACACCTGCAACGAAACAAGTTGAGAAAGTAATCTATCAAAAAGAGTCTGCCGACTATAAGATAACCAGTACAAGCCCCGCATACATTGTTGGTGCTACTGAAGTCTATCTGTTTAACACCAAGACAAGAGTTATTAAGTATCTAGTGACAAACAATAATGATGGGTTCATTGTAAAAGGTACGACAATCAAAAACTATGACGATGAACTGTCATTCAAGAAGAAACTACGCAAGCCACAAGAAACAATCGATTCGATCAACAAGGTGACAAAGTTGAGAGCATTGAAAGCACTGAAAGCAGTTAAGACTGCACAGAAACCCACTGATGGTAGAATAAACGCTGATACAGTTATTCTAAAGGTGAACAAGTGAGCGATGATAATGTAATCGACTTCAACAAAGCATTCGAGAAGAAAAAGAAGATACAAGACGCTATTGAGAAAGATGCGTTTGAGAGTGACGAAGAATTTATCGACTTTTACTCTACTCTTAATGCCCGAGAAACTGTTTGGGGATTAAGAGGGTTTGGTATTAATGTTGAAGAAGACCCAAGAGCAATGCTTGACATACTGACAATTATGGAAGCAACTAAGGCTTTGATGTGGCGTTCAAAAGGTAAAGAGTATCCATTTCAGACTTTTGCTGATACTGTGTTTGCTGATGTTGAGAAAGAAAGTGGCGTTCAAATATCAGAATTGTTTGAACATTTCATAGAAGATATGGAAACTTATTATGAAGAACTCGGAGACTGGGAAGACTAAGCCCGACAATGTAGCTGATGCGCCAGCACTTATGTCGTATCCAACGAATGTTGGTGCGCCTGCTTTCACAGTTCCAGATGTTCTGAGTGTGAGTAAAGAGCGAGGTATCAGTGCAACACATCAACTCGAAACAAAGTTCGAAGCATTGAAAGAAGAATACTTTAAACTAGTAGAACTGGCTGAAGATACTGCATTGATGTATAACGCAAGATGTAATATTGTGCCAGTTGTTGGAGAAGTCTATCACTTATATGATAGTAAGGATGGCTTATTCATTAGTATGATTGAACCAGAAACGTGGCTGAGTCAAGATCATGTGGGTAGTTTTAAGCTAACCTCTGAACAGACTTGGGAAAAACAATGAAGGTTGCCTTGACAAACACTATTAACTTATGTTATAGTAGACAATACTAAATTAAGTTAGGAGATAAATGATGATATTGGTTGATATGAACCAGGTCATGATTGCGAATATGATGATGCAGATTGGTAATCATCAGAACGCAGAGATTGACGTAAGTATGCTCAGGCATATGATATTAAACACACTACGAGCAAATCGTAAGAAGTTCACTTCTGAGTTTGGTGAACTTGTTATCTGCTGTGACGATACTAATTATTGGCGCAGACAGATGTACCCATACTATAAAGCGAATCGTAAGAAGACGAGAGATAAGTCCGAGATGGATTGGAATGCTATCTTTCAGGCTCTTAACAGCATTCGAGAAGAACTGAAAGAGTTCTTTCCATACAAAGTTATTCAAGTCGAATCTTGTGAAGCAGATGATATCATTGGTGTTATCACTCACGAAGAAGGCACTGAGTTGAATATGGGTGAGCCCATTCTAATTCTATCAGGCGATAAGGATTATATACAACTTCACAAGTATGCTAATGTGAAGCAGTATGATCCTGTGAGAAAAAGATGGATTTCTAATGCAAATCCAGATAAATACCTTGCTGAACATATCATCAAGGGTGATGCAGGTGATGGCATACCAAATGTCTTATCTGTTGATAATGCTTTCGTTATGGGTATAAGACAGCGCCCAATAACACAAAAGCGACTTGCTGAGTGGGCTGATATAAATAATATGGATGATGAAGTAAAACGTAACTACATGAGAAACAAGGCTTTGATTGATCTGAACGAAGTACCTCAGTCAATGAAAGAAGAGATACTTTCCATTTGGCATGAAGAGAATGGAAAAGATCGTAGTCAGTTACTGAATTACTTCATCAAAAACAAACTTAGAAATTTAATGGAATGTATAACGGAGTTTTAAAATGACTACATTATCTCTGGCAGAGATTGTTAACACTGCCCGAAAAGCTGAAACAGTTGAAGAGAAAGTTGCAGTTCTGAAAAGAAATCAGAGTCAACAGTTGAAAGATATTCTTGCGCTTATGTGTGACGAAAGATGGACTTTTGATTTACCAGAATCTGCACCACCATACAGCCCCTCTGTGATCAATGAGTCACATGGTTTACTGTATCGTGAAATGAGAAAAATGCCGTACTTTGTTGAGCAAAGAGCAGAAGGTAAAGGTTTAAATAGAATCAGAAAAGAAGCACTGTTCATTCAGATTCTAGAAGCTGTAGATAAGGATGATGCTAAACTAGTTCTTAGAGTCACATCGAAGCAACCTTATCCCGATCTTGCTCCAGAAGTAATCAACCAAGCATTCCCGGGTTGTATAGCAAAGCCTATTCCAGTAAAGCGTGGTAGAGGGCGACCTAAGAAATCAGAAGCACCAGTATCAGAGTAAGGTAAAGTAGTATGGGTAAAAATAAAAGTAAAAAATTTCGTGAATGGATTGATGAAGATTTTGACACTAAGAAAGATTCAAAGCGATACGATAAGCGTAAAGCAAAGATTCAAGAAGCGAGACGAAACAAGCGAAAGAACCGAGATTCTTTTTAAACACAACATATATTATGGAAATTGAATATGATAACAGCAGTAGGGGAAATGTTCCCAGACTTTGAATTGACTGGCGTAAATAAAGACAACGAGTTCGAGAGAGTTAATAATACTAACTTGATTGGTAAATGGTCTGTAATTTACTTCTACCCGAAAGACTTTACCTTTATCTGTCCGACTGAGATTGCGGCATTTGACGAACTAACTGCACACGCCAATGTACTTGG